AGCTTGGTCTCGATCAGGGTCAGCGAGATCTGCGGGCTGTCCTCGGTGAGGGACCGCATGATGCGGACGGTCGCAGTGCCCTGCCATGCCTTGATCGGCGTGGTGTCGCCGCCGTCTGGGAGGGTCAGCGTCACGCCGTCCTCGGAGACATAGCCCATGTCCTTGTAGGCGACCGCGAGTGCGGTCGAGTGGTCGGTGGGGGCCGCGCCTGCGCCAGTGGTGTCGACGTAGAGCGATCCTGTGACCGCCACGCGCACCTTGGTGGAATCGTTCGCCATGATGTGTCCTTTTCTGGTGTGCGGTCAGACCGCTGTGAGGTGCCGGCGCGGGCGGCGATGAGGTGGTGCGGTTACTTCTCGTCGGCCTTCGGGGCCTTGGCCGTAGCGGCGGTCTCCCACCCCTGCGACTCGTACATGGCGACCTGATCGGCGCGGACCTCGATGGGCTCGGCCTTCGGGTCGGTGGGGTGCGTCATCTTGTAGGCCATCGCGGTCTCCTAGGTAAGTCAGGCGAGTACGGCGGCACGATGTGTCGCCTCGATGAGTGCAAGTCGGCGGGGTTGCCCGGACGGATCGGCGACAGAGTTCGGGCCGGAGACGTGGACGACGCGGGTCACACCAGCGGCCACGAGCGGGGCACGCAACGCCAGCGCGACGACCAGCGCGGCCAACTGCGTGGCGTCCTGCTCCGTCTTCGCCCACACGTCGAGCGCGACACGCGGCTGGTCGAAGACGCCGGACACGTTGCCGCCATCGCGGCGCACGATGACCATGCGATCCGAGCGGGTGGACGGGACGCGGCGGTCGAAGTAGACGTTGCTCGCGTAGGACTCGACGCGGCCGACGAGAGCGCCGCGGAGGTAGACGATCCACCACAGGTCGGCGTCGATCGGCTGGGCGGCGACGGGTTGCATGGTCATGCGGAGTCCAGGGCGCGAGACAGGGTGCCGGTGTTGGCCTCTACGAGCAGCGCGTAGGGAACATCGGCCACGACGCGGACCACCACCCGGTCCGTGGTGTCCTGCTCGATGTGCAGGGAGTCGCGGTAGGCGCCCGACGCCACCGGGGCGGACGCCTTCGCAGCGGCCAGGACCGACTCGGCCTTCGGGGTCAGGATCGCGCGCGTCTCCGAGGAGTTCAGGATGGCCTGGACGCCGCGACCGTTGAGCTTCACGCGCGCCATGTCAGCCCTCGATCCGCTCGCATTGGACGACCAGGCCGGGTTCCCAGCCGGTGAAGGGGTTCACCCACACGGCGGGCTCACCGAGCACGGCGTAGGTGCCGCCGCGGACGATGACACGATTACGCGCGGTGACTGCCGTGCCCACTGGCATATAGAGGCTGTAGCCACTGGTCACGGCGTTTCTGGCGTCCTGTACGGGCTCGCCAGAGGGTCGAGGCTCCACACCTACACCCGCGACGGGAACGACGCTCACTGGCGTGTTCCAGTCTTCGGCGGTGCTCGTGCTGGAGTACGGGTCCACGGTGGTCCCGGCAGTGATGACCGATACCGTTTCGCCGTGGGGGAACATCAGGGTTGCTCGAAGATCGGATACCCCGCGATGTCCACGCCGCACGAGCAGTAGAGGGCACCGAACGCCAGCGAACACCATGGCGCGTGAAGACTGCTAGGTCCGAGGGTGTCGATCGAGAACGCACCGGACGATCCGCCTATCTTGCAGATGTCCTGCAATCCGGTGATCTCGGAGGGCCATAGGTTGAAACCAGTCCGCTGCCGGGTGTCGACGGTCATGCCGAACGGACCCGCGCTCTGTGATGCAAGGGCACCGGAGCCGGTATCCGCCCAGCGCTTCACGGCACCGACGAGGATTAGTCGGGACTCCGCCAATTGGTCAGCAGTCGGCACCGGGTTGGCGATTGGCGTCCCGGTCCACGCCAGGCAGGGGGCGACCCGCGACGCTTTCGCGTTCGCGCCAGCCACCATCACATTTGCGAGTTCGTGCGACTGGACATCGCCCGGCAGGTCGCTAACGGTGATGATCTCGGCCATCGGGTCAACCCCCTCCTGGTTACTTGCTGGACTTGCTGGCCGCGGCCGACTTCTTGGCCGACGCCTTCTTGCTGCCCTCGGGCTCGAAGTCCGAACCCAGGCGTGCGGCGTTCTCCTCGCTGGTCTCCACCACGACGCCCGCGATAGTGCCGCGGACGATCTTCACGTCAGCCATCAGGCGACGAGGTCGTGGACCTTGGCGAAGGCGTTGAGGTCAGCGACGCCCCAGCCGTAGACGACCTCCGCGCGGAAGGCCACCTGGTTGTTGCGCTGCAGGTCGCCCGAGCCATCCGGGTCGCCGTACTCGATGACCTTGAGGCCGATCGACTTCTGGACGCCCCAGCGGATCGCGCTGAAGTCACCGACGAAGGCAAGCACCTTGGTGTCGACGGCGATGACGCCGGTGCCGCTGACGGTCTTGTTGACCGACGCGCGGTGGCCCTCGAGGTCGGACACCGCGGTGCCGAGCGCGAGATTGGGGTACATCTTCAGCTCGGAGTTGGTGCCGCGCGCCCCGGAGAACTTGGAGGCGTAGGACGGCGCCATAGCGATGTCGCGGGGGACGAAGCCCGCAGCGAGGACCAGCTGGTCCGCGGCGTCAAGGCTCGTGTAGGGCTTGTTCGCCGCGACGTACTCGACGAGGTTGGTCGTGTCCGTGAGGCCACCGTTCATCGCGGCCACGACAGCGCCGCCCGTGGGGTTGATCTCGTGGAACACGCCGTAGTCCAGGGCACGCGAGAGCGACGGCTGGACAAGAGCCAGGATCTCGTCGATGACCTCGAGCTGGCGGTCCTCGTTGGCCCACATGACCTCCTCGTTGAAGCGGAGGGTCTTGTGGAACTTGAACGGCTTGACGGGCTTCGAGGTCGGCGTGATCGTGCTGCCGCCCTTCTGTGCACCCTCAGCGACGTACTCGGCCTCGCCGATGTCGAAGGTCCACGACTCGCCCTCGCCGAACGTCATAGGGGTTTCGCCAGAGAGGGTGGCGACGGACGATCCATACTGGACCTTTCCGAGCCAGGGGTCGAGCTTCTGCTTGGGGATGGTCAGCGAGCCAGTTGCGAAAGCAACCATGATCGTTTCCTTTCAGGGTCAGTCTTTCCGGTTGAACAGACTGCGAGCGAACTCGCGCACGTTGTCGTCACCGGCAGGGGCGGAGGGGGTTTGGCCTTCGCGTGGCACGCGATTGCCTTGCTTCTTGCGGTCGGCGGTCCGCTCGGCGAGACGCTTGGCCTGCTCGGTCAAGGTCGCTTCGTCGGTGCTAGTCAGGAAGAGTCGAATGTCGTCGGCGTCCGTGATGCCGTGCTCGGTGGCGATCTTGAGTCGGTTGGACTCGCTGCGAACGCCGGTCAACTCGGACTCGAGTTCAGTGATGCGCTTCTGCGCCTTCTCGGCCTCGGTAGCGTTGGCGGACTCCAGCTCGTCGAGCTTGGCCGCCTTCGCCTTCACGTCCTTGTAATCGGCAAACTTGGCGCGTTCCCGCGTCAGCCGATCGTTGATGACCTTGTTCAGATCGTCCTGGGACGTGATGGCCTTGAACTCGTCAGCGGCGGGCGTCTCTCCGCTGGTATTGCCGCCCTCGGGTGTTGCCTCGGACATGGTTCCTCCATCGCCGCCATTGACCGCTGGCGTGGGCGTAACCCGACCGGGAGGCCGGGGAGAATGTGGGTTAGTCGAAGACCGGCTCGGCCTCGCACTTGCACCAGTCGTGGGCGTCGAAGTCGTAGCCCTCGACCGTTCGCACCTCGCCGTCGAGATACTGCTGACACCATTCGCACTCGCCGACACCTACGCGCACCCAGCCGGTAGCGCCGGGATCCGCGATCGAAGAGGACGTGACGGTGAGTCGGGCGAAGTTCGCGATGCGGCGCTGTAGCCCGCCCTCGATGAGCACCTTGAAAGCTGCGTCGGTTCTAGCGGTGTTGAGCGCGTATCCGACGAGGGCGCGCGACCCCGTCTCGCGGATCACTACAGGCTCAGCGGTGAAGCGGCGGCGAGCACCAGCCCGATCGCGCGCGTCATCGTAATATTGAGCGGCGGCAGCGGACGCGGCCAGCCCATAGGTGTCCACGATCGCAGGGAGTAAGTCATTGAGGGCTTCGCCTGCCATCGCCGCGGAGTCCATGCGGCGCCACAGAAGGGAAAGGTCGCGGCGGGCCTCGCGCTCGAGCGTGGTGACCGCGCTACGGAGTTTGAGGCTCGTCGACATCGCGCGCTGCAATCAGGCGATCCACTAGGGCCGAACCCTGTGAGCGACGGCGCTCCGCCATGACTAGACCGATCTGACGTTCGTCCAGCCCGAGGAGTTCGTACCCGACCTCCGTGCCCGAAAGTTCGGGAGCGGCCGTCAGTACCTTCATGCCAGCGTCAGCCTGGGCCGCGCGAGACAGGTAGCGGGGGTCACGCCACTTGGTGTCGATCGACTTCCACTCGTCAGGCACGGAAGTCTCTCCGTTCTGGATCGCCAACGCCCGGACCATCGCTCGACGCAATGGGCGAGCCCAGTCGTCGGTGGCGCCCTCCGCCTCCGCGATGAGTTCATACTGTGAGGCGTCATAGGACTCGGCCGACGTCGGGTTCGAGACATCGGTGATCGCCAGCGCAGAGTCAGGGAGCGACGTCTCTCGGGCGAACAATTTGGCGAAGGCGTTGAGTGCGGCCAGGTGCGGCTCAGGTGACGACGCGGGGAACTGCTTGACGTCGGCGCGCGGGCTGCTGGCTTCCTCGTCGTCCGGAATGCCCTTGATGCGTCCCATGACGATCTGCCACGACGCCTTTGTGGAGCCGTCTTCGTTCTTGAAGATCGACTCGTCGGCGCCAAGCATCCACATCTCGGGGAATGAATAGACGTCCATGTGACCCTCGAGCCGGGGCAGCTCGCGCAGGGCCATGTCGTGAATGCTCATCACGGGGCGCGAGATCCGCGACGATCCGAACGGGCGACCCTGGTGGTACTTGTAGACCATCGGCTCGGCCGGTACGCCCCACGGGTGGTCGGAGCGCTCTATCGTCCACACGCCGTCGACCTTCTCAGCGGTGATCGTCTCGCCGTCGAGGTACAGGGCGAGGCTCGTTGGTCGCAGCTGGTCATCCCACGACTGGACCGAGACGAGATTGTCGAGTGCGCGAGTGCGGGGGTTCCATTCGCCGGTCGCGTGACGGGCGTCGCGGACGTGCAGCAGCGACGTCGGCTCGCCATCCTCGCCGGCAGTGTTCACGAGGAACGAGACGCCGTGGAGCAGGGACGAGATGACCGCCGAGTTGACCTCGGCGCGGAGGTGGTTGTCGTCGTAGACATCGGAAGCGCCGATGCTGCCTAGGTCGCCGTCAGCCCACGAGAAGCCGTCAAGGGTGCAGCGGCGAGCGAGCGCGTCGACAGCCTTCCCCGACCAGCCGAGCACCAGGGCAAGGCGCTGATACATCGGCGGGACGATTGCAGACACAGCATGAGCCCGACGCTTGCCGTCGTAGTAGGAGGCGCGCAGAAGGTTGCGGGGCTCCTTGTCGTGCATTTGCTCAAGCAGGCGGTTGAGGGTGCGGCCCTCGTCGTCAGAGAGTCCGGGGATCGTGAGCTTCTCGTAAGTCAACTCACCACCGCCCTTCGATTGCCGACTGTTCGCGGGCGCACGGAGCGACCCTCGCCAGTGCGTTTACGTTCAAAACTGGCCGCATAACGGGCCAGCGTGTGCGCCACGAGAGGCGCGATGTTGGTCTGATCGTCGCGACGGTCCCAGCCCCAGCCGCCAGCCGTACCGATGTCGCGCTGCGTGGCGGCGAGGATCGCGGCGTTCACTGAGTCCTGATTGCCGTGAGCGAGTCGTCCCGCTAAATGCTCGCCGAACCACAAACCGCAAGCCGCAGACATGTCGCCCGCCGTGCTCGTCTTGACATTCACGCCCAGCGCCAACAGTCCGGGGATTAGGGACTTGGCAGGGCTCATCGAGTCAATAACGACAGGGAGGCGGCGACCGGCTCGAGCGGCGACCCATCGCAGGGTTGCGGCCTCGTCACCATCTGCCCACACTTCCTCGACGTGGGCATACTCGCCCTCGGTCCAGCAGGCAGCCACGGAGAACTCACGGTCGTGCGATGCATCAACCGCGAGCCCGTCAGGCTTGGCGTAGTCGTCGGGGCCAACGCCGATCAGTGCGTGCCACTCGTCGAAGTCGATGACCGTGCTCGTTAGTTGAAGCCGGTCCCAGATTCCCATGCCTTCGCGGAGGAAGGACTCAGGCCCGAGCTTCTTCCGCATCCGCAAGATAGCCTCGCGGGGGGTGTCGTTGGGATAGGACGGGTTGGCCTTCTCGACCTGCCGCCAGTCGGCCTCTGTGAGCGGCGCCGGCACGGGGGTCGGTTCGTAATCCTCGTCGGCACCGAACTCGACCCAGGCCGTATCGTCGTCCTCGCCGGTCAGTGCGTCGGTTCGCATCCGAGTGAAAGCGGCGCTCGGGTCGCGCGGTCGAGGCGGCGTGCCCATGAACAGCAACAGCGCACCCGCGTCCTGCCGAGACTGGTTGGTCGCGGGGACCATGTCGTCGAGCGTCGAGTCCTCGAGGATCTGAGCCTCATCGAAGATCAGCACGTCGACCTCATCGAAGCCTCGCCCGAAGCCTTTAGCCCGCGCGCCGAACAGAATCCGCGAACCGTTGCGGAACTGGATCTCTTCCTCGCCGGAACCGAGGACGATCTTCAAGATGTGGGGTGCGATGCGCTTCCGCTTGGCGAACGCCTGCATCTTGCCGAACGTTTCCTCGGCAGTCCGCACGCGGTGGGCAGTCCAGATCACCGTGAGCTTAGGGCGGAGCAGGCAGAGCGCGAAGACGATCGCGCCGACTAGGAACGTCTTGCCGACCTGGCGGGGGATGGATAGCCCGGTGCCGCCGATGGTCGCGGCGTACTTGCCATCGGCGCGCTTCGCCAGGATCAACCGCCCTAGCGGCTTCTGCCACCAGCGGAACGAGATGCCGAGATCGGACGCTTTGCGCTCAACCGCAGGCCAGCCGGTTGACGTCATGCCCTTCGGGGCAATGACGTGCTTGGCAGCGTCAGAGAGTTTCGGCGGAGAAGTCTTCGTCGGGGACATCGACGCCCTCGGCAACCTCTTGATCGGCAGACACCTGCAAGGCCGCGATCTCCTTGGAGTGCAGCGCGACCTGACGATGGAGAGCTGCCAGCGCCGGCCCGGTTGCCGAGGCAAGGTCTGTCACCATCTGCCGGCGCTGAGCCTCGAGGATCTGCAGGTACGTGCCAGAAGCGATCGCTTCTGAGAGTGAGAGGGGCTTGACGGGCTCGAGGGTGTCAGCCTCGGTGGCGACTCGTAGGCGCTTGGCAGCCATGCGGGTCACCTCCTGCGGGTGGGCGAAAAAAGGTCAGGGATAGGCGTAGCCCTATGCCAGAGGGAGGCTGTGATGACGTGCGAGGGGGTGCCTCCCCCTGGTCACCACGAGCGCAGCGTCTCAAATCTTCGCGCTGGCATCCGGTTGCCTTGCGCCTGGTTGCATCGACGGTGCGTGAGTCGGCAGTTGGCCCGGTCGAGTGGGTCGCCGCCCTTGCTGACAGGGATCAGCTCGTGAACCTCTGGGCTTAGTGGGTCAGGTGTGGGGGTCGTCTTGTCGACGGGCTTGCGGCACAGCCAGCAGTCGTCCTCTTCGCGCAGCACCTTGGCTCGCAGTTGATCGCGTCGGTGGCCGTTGGCGCGTCGTGGGTTACTCACGCCTTGCCATCCAGCTCGTCGAGCAGCACGTCGATACGCCCATGAGCCGCGTCCCATGGTGTCGGGTGGTCGGGGTTGCCAACGACGGGCATCTCTCGCTTGGCAGCGTGGACGAGATGGCCTAGCGCTTCGGCCAACTCGTCAGCGCTGGTCTCGTCGGTGACCACGATGGTCATTCGTTGCCCCGCAGTGTCAGCCCGAGGGCCTCACGGTAGGTGGCGAGCGCGGCTGCTCGTGCCTCAGCGATGGCGTCGGGGAACGATGACTCGGCTTCGACCTGAACCTGCAGCACGTCGCCGTCGGGCCAGCGGCGGTGGATGAGCACGGTGTTAGCCACGTCACAGCCCCGATCCTCGCCGTCGCAGGTGCACCCGTCCGGCGGCGAGTGGGGTTGTGGCCGCTCAACGTAGCCGTAGCCCGAGCGGCCGAGGACATGGGAAACGGCACGGGGACATTAG